AAAGCGCCCAGCAGATCCAGGCTTGGCTAATAGAGAAGCTTCATACTCAGTCGTCTGATTAATCGACACAGTGTCTGGCGTCAGGACCGTTGAACGGCCAAGCTGAAACTGGGTCTGATCCGAGAAGAGTAGAAGGGTCTCGTTGAATGGAATAGCATGGCGAAGGATCGAGACTTTAACGTGAGATACGCCCACATCAATTGGGTCATCATCCAATACCTGGGTTGCAGAACCTCGGAAGAAGTTGAAGTAGTCTGCTGCCTTGGACATAACCACGTTTTCACCAGCAATGACGCCCAATCGGTTACGATGGAAGTACACGCCGTTGATCCGCTGTCCAACAAAGGAAGGGAACGGGTTGGAGTTAAGATCGCCAACTTCACGAGGCAACCAATCAATCTCTCGAAAAGTAAACGTTCCATTAGCTTCGCGAATTAGAGCGTGAGGCATTGTTGAGTCTTGAAGCCTGTACTGCTCGTTCTGCTTAATGGTCTCTATCCAGACCCCGTTTTCATACTTGACATAATAGTTGTCAAACTTAGATGACTGATCTCCACTGACCTCAACCTCAAAGCCCTCGATGCCGTTAGACGGTAAGTCAGAAAATCTTTGGATCTTCTCACCAATCGCAGTAACAGCTGTGTTACCAAGGGAGTCATTAGCAGATACGCTGACGCCTCCAGAAGTCCGCTTAACGTAGATCACAGAGCCTTTCTGAGAGAAGACGTATGCGCTACCTAACTGGGAGTTGAGACTATCAAGAAGCTTACCGGCAATAAAGTCAGTGGCAATGCTGGTTGAATGAGCAGCTTCACTTCCATCAGGGGTTGTGTAGGAAGCTGAGACACCGTTAATCGAGGCTGTATAGGTCGCGCCATAAGCGCCCTGCTTAACCCAAATCATCGCTTCGTTGTCTCGTCCGGCCACTGTCTGCGTACTGGTCTGAACAACTTTGGTTTTATTAACGATGAACGTGTAGTCAGCTACTGTTATTGTATCGAACTGTTCAGCCGGAGATGAGGCAGAAAGGTAGCCTGTACCGTTTGGCTTATTAACGGTCATCTCGAATCCTTGAATATCAAAGACTCGAATATTTCCGTTGTACACCGTAACTACATAACGCTCAGTTACGTCCCGGTTGATGACGTGTACGTACGCATCGCCAATCGTAGTGCCTAGCATCTTCGCAACGTGGCGCATTGCTGGGCGTTTCTTCAGCCCCTCCGATATGGACGACAGGCAGTTCACTTGAACGTCACCTTGAGAAGCCAGCCGGAGGGACTGAGGCTGCTGGCTTACGCCGTTGACCATGTTAGGAATACTGGCTGTGACAAGGCTCATCGGTCTAGTACCCTTAGGATTGAGTAGTTATCGTTGAACACGTTTAGGTCAGCTGTTCGAGCTTCGGCGTTCTCCAAATGAACAAGCATTCGAGCCTCATCTTGACCCGTAAAGCTGTCCAATTCGGCGGAACCAACTGTTCTCTTCTGAAAAACTCGGGCGGCCCTTACTGAGATATATTCACGGGCATATTGAGGAAGATCGTCAAAAGGAAGCTGGATCGTCATGTTGACTTTTAGGGTCCGATCGAACTGATAAGTGTTCTCTTTTCGGTTGTAGAGTCTTTTACCCCGCTGCACGACTTCGATTCTTGAGTCAGTTCCAACGGTATCTACCTCCAAAACATTCTCCGGAAGCTTTATTTCTTTTTCTGGAAAGGTAGGAGATAGAGGAAACTCAACCTCAGTGTTGAAGTGCCAGCCCCTGCCCTGAACCTCACGGCTCACCTCTTGCAGAATCTGTTGGGCGATAGCCGCGTCAGCGATGCCATTATTGTCCAAAGAAGAGACGGGAGACTCACCAATGGTTGTCAGCATGGAGTTGACAGCTTCAAGCTCAGTCGTTGCTGAGAGCATAAAAACTCCTAATGTCAAGTTTAAAAGCAAAAAAAGGGAGAGGCCTAATCTAATAGACCTCCCCCTTGAGAGTTATTTATCCGTTATACAGCGGTGCCAGTCTTCAACTCGATGGCAGACTCAGGACGAAGGATGCCGTGGCCCAGGGCGTACTTGGCAACCATCAGAGTGCCTTGCTTTGAAATCTGGTACTCGGACTCGAGGCCCATGTCCAGCAGCTTGACAGTACCGACAGCAGACGGATGGAGCATCAGACCAACAGTGGTAGAGAAGTCACCCGCATACTTATCGTTAGTGCCAGCGGATACAGTACCGGCAGCTACGTTAGTGTTTGGCAGGTTGTTGGTCTTTACGATGGTGAGGCCAGCTACCTTGATGACGTTGCCGTCAGCATAGGAGCCAGAGCCGCCCCAATCCCGGTTCAGGATCTTGGTGGAACGGGCCATCGCATAGAACTCTTGAGGACGGACAAACAGGTAACGCTCGTCTTCAGCAACGTCTTTCTCATCGAAAAGCTGCTGGGCGTCAAACGCCATGTCTGCCAGAGTGTCGCCGTTTGGAGCTTCGGAAGCGCCAGTGTAAAGCTGAGACCCACCGAACTGGTCAGGATCATCGATAACCTTAGCTTCCCGAGCTGCGAGACAGCCCATCTGGAGCAAGTGCTTGTCCATAGTTTGAGCGAGCTTACGGCCCATCTCATTGGAGTAAACAGAGCGTACATCGTAATGGTTCTTCGCTTCATCGATGTTTGCGATGAACTGCGGGGCGATCAGAAGATCGTCAATGGTGATTACGCGCTCTGCGTGTTTCAGTTGTCCGCCAGTAATCTCGGCACCAGGAGTGTGGTACTCAGCGGATGCTCGACCCATTACAGGGAATTGAGCCGATTTACCAGCTTGAATAGTACGGACTTGGTGCTTGTCCATCATTACAGTGTTTTGCTCGAATGAGGTCAGAACCTCACCGGAGAAGACTTTTAGAAAAAGCGCATCAGCGTCACCTGCGCCATTAATTTGACCCAGGCGTGATACAGTTGCGTCAGCCATGATTTACCTCATGTGAAAGATTGCGTGGAGTAGTTATGTCTTTCGCTTCTCCGCACAGTCAGTCAACGCAGTCACACATGGTTATCCGCCTCAACGGGCCAAGGATCTCGGCGCGAGTCCTGTGGTTAGCGAATTGCTCACCGGCTTTGCTGCCAGCGTGAGCTGTCGCATTTCACTTAGAGGGTTATAAGAACCGCCACGTACCTCAAGCGGGGGAGGCAGAGGTGGAGGTCATGTTGGGAGAGGGAATTATGAAGAAGAAGAGGCTAGTTCTTCCTTAGGTGTGGGGTATTAGAACTACCGAGCAATTCCTTTCTTTTTTTCATAGGACCGGAAAGCACCATAACCTAAGTAACCAGCGCCAAATAGCTGCCAGAGTTCTTTCGGGATAGCGTCAAAACCAGCTGTTACATTGGCGAAGAAGAGTTCCATCTGATCAGGGAAGAACACCCCGACAAGGGGAGCCGCTAGAACCAGCGATAGGATTACCGTATAGAACACATACATGAACGAGGGCCTTGCCCTTGAAGTCCATGGATCATCGCTGTTGGCTTCTGCCGTGATGGCCGTCATGCGCTCTGAGAGACGTTTCAGCTCACCGTCTTGCTCAAGCTGCTCAAGCTCTTTCTTCGCCTTTGCTTTTTCTTCAGGGTCTGGAAACAGGCGATCAATTAGCTGACCGCCGATGTCAAACAGACCCCCGACGACTGCTGCCGAGGCGAGGGCCATATAAACTCCTTACAAAATGTTAGAGGCTGCGAGTTTCTTTTCAACTTCTGAACGATAAGCAGGGTCTTTCTGATAGCGAGGGTCAGACATTGCCTCGGTAACCTGAGCCATAGACTGAAACCCGCCGATGTTCTGTCCGCCTTGCCCTTGGCCACCCATCAGATTTGGCTCAGATGGACGAGCCTGACTGTACTCATAGGCGAGCGCCTTTACCGCTTGTTCCATCCGGCGGGGGTCACCAGACTCAACTTCGGCGTTGTAGGCGTCCAAGAAGTCCCCGTCCAAATTGGCCGAGGCCCACTCGATCATCCCATTGAACTGCTCTTGGCCTCCAATCTTATCGACAATCTGTGAGCCGATCTGAGTGGCACGAGCTTCTTGACCTTCAATAAATTGGTCAACGACCTCACGAGGGATTCCTGCTTTCTCTAGAGCTTGATAGCTTTCATCGGCCAGTGTTCCGTTCTCAAAGTATTCCTTGCTAAGAGACTCCATATCGACACCCTCAGCTCGCTCTACGGCTTCTTCGGCTGCTTTGTCGATGTCTTCCTGGCTGGAGTCTTTGCTCACCTCAGAGGTTTCAGCCTCCTGCTCTGTAGATTTACCAGATAGTTTGGCTTCCAATTCTTGGTAGGCAGCGGCCAGATCTTCTGGAGATTTGAACTTACCGAGAATCAGCTCGTCGCCTTCCTGAGACTGGCCAGTAGGAGTGTCAGTGTTATGCGCGGCTTCTTGAGTCTGATCAAACTTCTCGGCCATCTTTTGATCGTGGCCTTCTGGCGCAGCTGTTTGTTCGTGGTCTTGGTTTGCGCCAGTGTTAAGTGCCTGTACCATATTTTATTACCTCCTGATCAAATGATAGCGATAATGCCCGAGGGCAGCTTTCGCTTAATTCGACCATCCTTGAGTTTCACATCGCCAGATTCCTCAGAGGTGTCTTTTCGTTTCCCTCCTGAGGCGCGGCTAGGCTTGCCTTTAACTGCCTTCGACGCTGTCTTTGGAGCTTCGGTTTCATTCTCTTCGCTTTGCTCGTCGAAGGTCTTACGGTCATCTTCATTACTCATCGCTTGGTGTCTCCATAGTGGGGCCTTGAGGCGCAGCTTTCTCGACCACTTTCCCGCCTGTCTGTGCCATCTGTTGCTGCATCATCTGTTGCATTTGTGCCTGTTGAGCGGCCATCTGTTCTTGCTGAACTTGTTCTTGAGATTTAATGAGACCGTCAGTCTTAATCCCCAGAGCTGTCGCTCGGCGTGTCATGTAGTCAGGGAAGTTAACGTACTGCGCTAAAAGATCTGGCGGAACGATGTCAGCCATGCCTTTGACAAACAGGTCTAATTTCTCCAAATCATGACCCCGTCCCAGTGCTTCAATGCCCGTTGTGATCGAA